CAAATACTTCATTGACCAGAATTCAGGCCAATACGAACGGGTCCTGCCGTCAGCGTCTGTTATTACTGCCTTCTGTACTATCTGCTTCCAATTGTTCTTGGGTATAAACAGAGTTGCGTGAATATCGTCAAAGTGGAAGCGGGTTCCCAAACAGATAGCCCGTGCACCTTGGAACATCGTTGGTGCGATAACGTTAGACCACGTCTGCTCCATCTCACGGCGAATATCTGGGTTGTTGATCGAAGCGGCAGATTTGATAGGGTCATCAATAAGCACCAGCTGCGATCGTTTAGAGGTGATTGCACCTTTGAGACCTCCACACGCAATTGTGAAAGCTTCTTCACCTGCTGTGTCAATGCCCGCAAACTCATAGTCAATACTCCAGTACTCATCAGATCGTTTAATTTTTGATAACCTCACCATTGGAAATATCTCTCGATATTTAGGGCTAGTAAGAATCCCTTTGATAGTGGCTGACTTAGCTCTACTAATATCAACCATGTATGCGATATAAAGTATTCGCAGCATTTTCTTGGCAGCTGCATGTCGTCCAATCATCCATGCAGCAAACAAACCAAGGACAGTGCTTTTCGCAGATCCTCTGGGTGCGAGGATCGATGTATTGGCTCCTCCGATTCCTATTAGACATTCTGAATCTTTACCTGTACATAATTCATTGTGCCATTCCAACATATGTTTAGCAGGTGGTTTCCCCATTGCAGTGCAGAAAGCAACGAAGTTATCTCTAGCTGCTAATACTTGTTCTGAAGGCGGCTTACTAGTTACCTTCGTGGCTGTCATTAATGCTGAACGTCTATATGCTAATGAAGCGCTTGCAATAGCCATATTTAATACTTTTAGTATCAGTGTAACTATCTAATGCGATACTCTGCGATAGCTTGAGCAATTCGTTCAGCAGCTCTGGCTTTTGCACGCATAATAATATCTCTCCTACGCTTCTCTTCATAAGCCACACCAACCGCATAAGCATAAGCAGCAGCTTCCTCTGCACGGTAGTTACTCATAAAGAACTTATCGATGCTTACACCTGGCATCTGAGGAAGCCTAGGAATACGACCAGCCTGACGTAAGGCTTGTACAGATACAGAATCTATTGCTGGTAGCTCCAGCATTTGATCGAGATCATCACGCATTACTTATCTCACTATAGATTTTTGCCCACACTGCATTTATAGCATTTTCAATGGGCTCAGCAAATTGTGGATCATCTTTAAAGATGGAAGATAGCTCACGCATTACACGATCAGCACCAGCAAGGATCAACCCTCGTTTATCCGTGGTTTTATTCATTCGATCACTAGTCTCAATATGTGAGCGAAGTTCTTTTTCTAAAGCAGCAAGGCGTGCACAGCCGTTATCACCTTTGACTTCACCTGAGGTGATTGCCATACGCAGATCTTGAATGTCTGAATGCAATGCAGCAATCTCACTATTGAGTATTTCTCTACGGTTGAGTTTCCTGAACTTCATCTTGACCCAACGTGAGAGGTCTACAAATGATCCGGGATATCCAATAATTCCGGCATAGACCCAAATCTCAATAGTCGATGGAGTTGCTTCTGCAAACTCGCGAAAATCCTCACTCTCTGCGGCTGACAGAGTATCAAGCCACTGGTCTACATAGTTAAGATATACCTTGCCAGTTGGAGTTGTCGTAGTCATTAGTTTGCACGTGCCATGCTTCTTGAATAACGTGACATATCAGCACGCTCGCGAGCTTTAAGCCGTTGTTCATTATCTTGAGTAGAACGAGTTTCGTCACCAGTTGCACGAATGTTTCTTGTTGACGTTATGTTCGTATCTTTAACGCCATCAAGCTGCCTATCAGATCCGTAAGTAGAAGCATCTTTTGCAGCTGTAGCTGCAAACTCTTGTGCTCTTGCTGCACGATCTCCAATATTTACATCAGCAGTAGTGCGTAAATCTGTTGTTTCGTATGCAGAGCTGCGTTGAGTACCCGCTATATTTTCAGCAGATTGAGTCTGTGTATCAGTAATTCTTTCTGCAGATTGAGTCTGTGTACCCGTTATGTCTTTATCAGCTTCAGTACGCAATTGCTGAGAATCCAGCTGCCTATCAGCACCATAATTAGATGCTGCAGCTTGAGTTTGTGCGACATCTCTTGAAGCGTCTGCTGAAGCCTGTGCTCCAAACATTGATGCTTCAGCTGCTCTATCCGCTTGATAGTCATCTGACGCAAACTGACCAGTTGCAATCTTTTCTTGAGAAGCAATATTCTGTGCGTCAGTTAAACGCTGCTGCTCACCCTGGACAATATCGGTCAGGCGATCTTGATTAGACTGTTCACGGATATTATCTCTTTGTTGTTCGCCGGTTGCCGCCAACATGCCAACGTCACGATCGTACTGTGCATTAGCAAAGCTGTTTTCGTATTTGAAGTTTGATTCCTTGCTTAACTCGTTATATCCAAACTCCGCCTGCATCAAATCGAGGCTATTGATTTTTTCCAAGTCGGCCTGCGCTTTCATATTCTCTTGAGCGATAGCTGAATTCTGATCAGCTAAAGCAGAGGCAAGCATTGCATCAAGTCCTGTTTGCACAAAATTACCTTGATACGCATTCTTCTGCATCTGGCCTAAAGTATCACCTTCCTCTGGCTCATAACTGTAAAAATCCTCCATGATTTGACCGAAGTTAAAAACTCCTGGCTCAAACGGTTGACCTTGAGGTGTTTCTGCCATTTGATTTCAGCCTACTTAACTGGCACTGGTACTTACTAAAACTATTCTATCTATTCTGTTTTATACAATATAAAAAGTATTAGTTATACCTGTATGTCACAATTTAGTTCACTTCGAGGTAGAGGTAATTATGCATATGCTGGTAAGGTAGCTGCTAATGATGCACTGCGATCGTTTATCGCAGCACGTGAATCATCTCCTGATTACGGAAAGTTGGCACAAGAAGCTGCCAACATTCGATCTGCAGAGAAAATCGCTGCAATCAAAGCCCAAGCAAAAGTTGCTCAAACTGGCATTGCAGTTAAAGCAGATTTAAGAGCCACAGAGATTAAAACAAAAGCAGAAACTGACTACAAAAAGAATATTCGTAAAGCGGGGCTATTAGCAGCTGCTGGTAGATCAGGCGGTATTGGCTTAATGAAGTTGGGAGAGAAACCATTAGAGCGTAGAGATGGCTCCGATTACAAAGATTATTTCGACACACAAACAGCAAAAGTCAAAGCCGAAATTGAGAAGTACAAAAATGGAATTCCTACTATTTCTACAAATACTGATGGAAACAACACTGGAGATCAGCAAGGGATTGATAGCGCTGGGAAAGTAGTAGAAATTCCGACTGCTAGTACAGTTCCAAAAGTAAACACTGCTGCCCCTGCTACAGAAATAGCAACTGCTAGTACTGTTCAAAGTTCGTCACCAATTTCAAGTGACGGTTGGCCTCGTTTAAGGCGTGTACTATCGTTTGGTGAAGGAACTCAGGGTGAAAAAGGTTACACAACTAGATTTGGTGGGGGGCAGTTTGAACTTGGAAATGATCACCCAAGAATAGCTAGCCGAACTCCCTGGGGTACTGAATCAGCAGCTGCAGGTAAATATCAAATTATGCCAAAAACTTGGGATACTGTAGTACAGCCTAATCTCAATCTCCCTGATTTCAGTATTGATAGTCAGGAAAAAGCGGGTAGATATTTAACTAAAAATAGAGGAGTCAATCCTGATAAGGTCATTACTTCCTACGAAGAATTTGAAGAAGTCATGAATAAGCTTGCACCTGAATGGGCAAGTCTGCCGTACTCAAAACGTAGTCCTACAGGATTTGGAATGGGATCATCTTATTATGGGCAAGGCGGTAAGAGTCTTCCTGAGCTGTGGGAAGTATACAACCAATAACTACATTGCAAATGCAGCGCCTAAGGAAGTAAGGCCACCCATCATTGCCATAACTGCTTCCTGACGACGATTGCGTTCTTCACGATCCAGTCGTTCGTTATAGCGTTGATCCTCACGTTGCATCTGCATTCTTTGGAAATCTAGAGTGGCAAGCCGATCTTGCCTTGCTTGTTGCATTTGCATATAAGGAAGCTCCATGCTTCTTCTATATGCTTCGTCACTTTCTGCCTTCTTACGAGCTCTCTGTTCTCCAAGTACTTGCCCTTGCGCTTGCGTCAGCGTAGTTCCCGGTTCAAAATTATAATCTGCGGGATTTTCATTCTGACTAACAAGTAGATCCTCACGTGCTTTCTTAAGCTTCGCTGCTTCAATATCGCCTTCTTCTACAAATGGTTTTAAAATTTGGGCTGTAAACCCTTTTGGTTTAAATACTCCGCCATCTTCTACCAATTGATCATCATATAGATTATCTAGAAAACCCTGCCCGCCTAATATTTTTGTACCTCCTGCTGCTATCGTTGCACCTCCATAACCGATTCCACCCAGAACAGCTGCTCCTCCACCTAATTTCAACACGTGTGGAGCAGCCTTCATTCCTAAATTAAATATTGTGCCGTACATGCTCTTTACAGTAATCTATGCTTCTATTTTACACAGTTGCTAATGCTTGTTTTACCTCTAGCCGTGTAATGCGAGATTCAAGCTGTTGATTAGCTCGGACAAGTAATCCGATTAACTCTCCTGTGTCAATACAGAGCTTGCCAGTAAAAGAGTCAACATATGTAGCATCTGGCATTACCTTCTGATATTCTTGGGCGATAAATCCATGATGCATCAGATGTGGATTCTCTGTATATTCTTCCTTGTAATAGAAGGTCACTGGACGAAGCTTACGTAGCGTATCTAGTGCATCATCAATTTCATCGATAGTATGTTTCGCTTCTTCATCACTTAGTGAAGCCGCACCTAAGGCCAAGCTACCTAGCCCACTAACAATGCTTCCCATCATTGATGATTTACCAGCAGATCTCGTACCAGCTGCTTGAGCTTTTGCAGCAGCAATAGCTCCTTTAGCTTGAAGTCCAGATGCGTACATATCTGCCTCAGCACCCATGATTGCAATTTTTTCTCTGGCGCGTGCTTGCTCTGCTGTTAATACTTGCTCATCATACTTAGGTGATTTATTCCTAATAGATTGAAAAGTGGAGCCAAGACTTACAGCACCAGCAGCTTCACCACCAAATGTATATGCTCCTGAGACTAAACCATCTGGTTCAAATCGAGATTTATATACTCGACCCCTGCCGCTATTGCCAATGTAATTTGGAACTGATGATCCTGCAAATCTAGCCATTGCGTTTAACCAATACTTTTTTAATTACGGTTGGGGTCATAAATACCCATCTTATTCATTCTTGCATGATTATCAAGAAGGCCACCACCCAAACTTAATCCGGTGTTTATAAATGAACCTATCATTTGGCTTCTACCTGCATCTGCAGTTGCATCTCCTAATAGTTCACCAGAAATGGCATTACCTTTAGCACGCAATCCTGCGCCTCCTACTTGTCCTTGGAAACTAATACCGGCTGCTTTTTCTCGACTTCTTAAATCGGTGCCACCTTGAGCAAGTCCACCCATGTCAATTCCTGACATGAATTGCTCTAACTGAGGTACTGAACCAATAGCAAAACGCATTTGTTTTCTCCGTACTAATTGATTCTATCAATTATGTTTAATTCATTTTCAGCAGCGTTCCTACGGCGTCTCTCTTGCTCTAAAAGGTTTCCGACAAGCATTCCACCTGCTGTACTTGCTAAGCCTACTGCAAGGCCACCACGGGCTCCATAGCGGCGTG